TTCAAGAAACATGAAACTGTGGCCCGTTGGTCAAGTGGTTAAGACACGGCCCTTTCACGGCTGTAACATGGGTTCGAATCCCGTACGGGTCACCATCCCATAAGGTGTCGTGAGGCGCGGCGCCTTATGGGTCCCGAAAATCGCATATCCGTTATGGAGGCTTAGCTCAGCTGGTTAGAGCGCCTGCTTCACACGCAGGAGGTCACTGGTTCGAGTCCAGTAGTCTCCACCATGTCAAAGCCCTGGGGCCGTATGGCTCCAGGGCTTTTCTAATTTTTCGGTACCCACAAAAGTACCCACTTTTATTTTTTCCTGCTAATGATGGCCTTCAGTGCCTCCCCCGTGTAGTTGGCCGCTTTCTCCATATCCCCAGCCATGGTGTGGCTATAGGTTCCCTCTGTATCCATGTCCTTGCTGTGGCCAATGACCATCTTCTTCAGGCCTTCAGGAATTTCCTTGTTGATGGAAACATACGTGTGCCGGAGTTCGTATAAGGTGGTCTCCGGAATCCCGTTCACCTGGCAGTACCGTTTCCAGGCTCGAATGAAGTTCTTATTAACCAGCGGCCCACCATCCGGTCCAGGAAACAGATAAGGTGAGATCATTCCAACTTCCTTGAGCATGGCCCGCTGCGCTTTAACCTCCTCCACACCCTGCGGTGGGAGTTGGAAAGTGCGACGAGCATTGTCGTTCTTTCCCTGTGTCATCTCTTTCCGGACATTGATGGAGCGGCGCACAGTGACCTTGTTGCCTTTAATATCGTTCTTATCTTCCAAACCGGTCAGCTCCCCGGGGCGTAACCCAGTTATGACGGCGAAACGGTATGCGTGGATGTACCAGTCCTTAATGGGCTTTCCACGCCAGGCAGTCATATCTGTACGAAAGAGCGTAATGATTCCTTCTGGCGGAACAATTCTCTTCTCTGGCCGCTTAGCGCCTGCTGGGATTGTCAAGGCCTCTGGATACAGTCTGGTTTTTCCATGCTTCCTGCACCACTTAATGAAATTCAGCATACAGCCTCGAACATCCCGCAGTGTCTTATCTGCCAGATGCCGCTCCGAGTAGATCACATCTATGACGTCCTGTAAGTCACCCTCGGTCAAAGCATTGATGCGCTTCATGCCGATGACTGGCCGGATATATAGTCGAATGAAACCACAGTACTGGGTGGCATAGCCTGTGGACTTCGTTGCCTTTAGATACGCCTCGTACTGATCCAGGAGCTTGTCTCCCCGGATCCGCTCCGCTGTGGTCGAGTCTACCAGCCAGCGGTCAGCTTGGCGCTCCGCATCAGCCTTTCCCTTCTTTCCCGCTATTGTACTTGTGAAGGTCTTGCGGGTACCATTCTGCTGGACTTTGATCTGCCATCGTTGCCGGCTCTCGACCCAGCTGGCTTCGTTCTTTCTCTCAGACATAAAAATACTCCTTTCATCCTTGCCACCACGCCTTTTTCGTGATAGAATAAAAGGGCATAGTAGCGCCTTGGTAGATCCTGTGATGGATACCTCCTTTGGCTCCTTTCGTTTCTTCTTTCGTGATGGTTAGGGGATTCGCTGTGCATTGCCGTCCTGGTGCTGACAACACCGGGGCGGCTTCTTTTATGTTAAGAGATTGGTATTTCAGAAAACTGAAAATCGTCTACAGTATAAGTCACTGTGTATTCGTCAACGATTGGGAAGAATAACAACTTTTCGGAATCTGTATACGGTCTTATATTTTTGAAGTCTACAGACTCATTTAATATTTCAGCCCCTTGTCCATCCACCACAACAAAGGTAATTTTTCCACTGTAATACTGCGGTGTAAGGTTATGGATGGCAACTGTGATTTCTTTATCGTCCCCCAGAACGTCGCCAAGATCTTCAGTTGTTAACCGCAAATAGTTTTTTACATTGTCGCTTGTGATTTCGGGGGTGGCAGGGAAACCATCAGTGAATTCAAAAGAGATAACCTCATAATCTGCCATGTATTCAGAGGAACCTTTTGCCAGAAATGGTTCCGATACCCAGTCACTGGGAGCAGACCCAAGGTTATTTATGAATACGGTTGTTTCACCCAATAAATCCCCCTCAGCATCAAAAACCCTTCCACAGATTTCTGCAGTCAAATACTTGTCTGTGTTATGGAACACATCCAAAGAAAACCGATGCCATTGGTTGAGATTACTTTGAAGATCTTTAATCTCAACATGGATGCTTTCAACACTTTCTGCAGCGGAATTGTTCATTGTGGCGGGAGTACTTGGCGCTGGTGATGCAGATTCATTCTCCATGGATTGAGATTCAGTTCCACAGGCAGTAAAAGAAGAGAGCAATAAAAGCATAAGAAGCAGAGATATGAATTTAGTTCTCATTTTGATTCCTCCTACCATTTTTTTGAAAGTCCACAACAATCACACGATTTCCTCGCCGAGTGATCCATCTTGCTTATAGGGCTTCAACGCAGTATCCACGATTTCGCGGATTGGTGAATCTGCGCGAAGGTATGCCTGAACCAGGAGATTGATATTCTCTAATTCAGTAAAGCTCATCTTGTCGACTGTACTGATGATGTCCAACAATTCTGGAGCACATCGACGATCCAGTGCTTTGTAGTATAGAATGGCAGTCTTGTTGCCCTGAAGAATTAGATCTGCGGCGCTGTACTTCGCACCGAAAAGCCGGCTCATTTCCTCTTTCACAGTTGTGCGGCCAGACTGATTTTCTTTTATGGTCTCATTGAGCAGTTGGGTCTCCCACCCCATTAGGTAGGCAGGGGTCACTCCAAGAACTTCAGCTAATTTTTCTAATCTATCAGTTGGGATATTGGTCACAATATTATTTTCATATTTGAAAATAGTTTGCTTTGTTGTTCCACACAGAGTACCAAGTTCTTCTTGTGTAAGGTTTTTAGCTTCCCTAGCAGTTTTAATCCGACTGCCCTTATCCATACCACTATGCTCCTATCAAAAGTAGTAACTTTATTATATTACTGTTTTTGGCTAAGTCAAGCAAAAAATAACTTGATAAGCGACTTTCTTGGCGCTACCATCTGTGTAATCCAAAAAGTTACTACGATGAGAGAAAGGAGGCTTACTATGGTCGCAACGGAAAAACTGCGCGGAATCATTGCAGAGCAGGGATTTTCTCAAAGGCAAATCGCAAAAAAACTTGGTATGACTGAAAAAACCTTTTACTCTAAAATGAAAAAGGGCGTTTTTGGAACTGATGAGGTAGATCAGATGATTGGTATTCTTAAAATTGATAATCCGGCAGAAATTTTTTTCGCCAAAAAGTAACTTATAAAGTTATTGCGCAGGGAGGGTAACCAAGATGCAAAAATTCACAAAAGAAGATTTTCTATCAACTACTAAGCCATATGAGTATCTCCACAGCATAAAAAGGATCCCTTACAGCATGAGCAAGCCCTTGAGGCTGTTCAAGAGAATGCTCATGCTGTGGGGATCAAAAACTTCAATAATTGTAAGGAGATTTCGCCGCTGTATCATCTGTCTACCCACTACGATGTAGGCGGCACTTTGACCATCCCCAGCTACGACGAATCCACCCAGAAGATCACCATGGCCTATGCCACCGAGTTTACCGCTCTGACCTCCACCTCCGGCAAGTTCACCAGCATCTCTCTGACGGGCTTCCTGGCCGGTGCGCTGACCAAGATCTCTATGTCCCTGGTCAATAACTCCAAGTTCGACATCGTGTCCTATGTCATTCGCAAGGTGGCCGAGGCCGTGTCTGAGTGGATTGAGAACGAGCTGATCAACGGCACGGATGGCAAGATTGAGGGACTGTCCAAGGTCACTCCCTCTGTTACCGCCGCCGCTGCCAGCGCCATCACTGCCGACGAGCTGATCGACCTGCAGGAGAGCATCCCTGACAAGCTGCAGACAGGCTGCATCTGGGTCATGAGCCGTGCTACCCGTTCGGCCATCCGCAAGCTGAAGGACGGCGACGGCAACTATCTGCTGAACAAGGACGCCACCTCCAAGTGGGGCTACAGCCTATTTGGCCACGATGTGTATGTCTCTCAGAGCATGCCCAACATGGCCGCCGGCAAGCGTGCTGTCGCTTACCTGGACCCTACTGGCATTGCGGTGAAGGTCGCTGAGAATCCCAGCGTGCAGGTCCTGCGTGAGAAGTTCGCCGATGAACACGCAGTTGGCGTCATCTGTTGGATGGAAGTGGACGCCAAGGTTGAGAACAAGCAGAAGATCGCCGTTTTGGCGATGAAGGCCGGTGCCTGATCGGAGGGGCTATGAAGGTAAAAGCAACTGTCAGTTTTGCCGGGCAGATCTGCATGGCCGCAAATGAGGTACGCGACGTCTCTGAAGACGTCGCCGCCCCACTGCTTGCCTGCGGGTATCTGGAGACGATGGAACCTCCAAAGGACCCAGGCGTTGAGCCGCCTGCCGGAGGGACTGAACCACCTGTAGAGAAGCCTGAGCTGCCTGCGGAAGAGCCTGAATCAAAAGAAGCGAAACAAGCCAAGGCCAAGAAGGAGAAATGACTGTGAAGCCCTGTGAACTGACCGCAAAAAACGTTGCCGCATTTGCCCGCCTGATCGTCACATACACGGACTACGATGCCCTTCTGGATGTGGAGAAGGCGGAATGTGAGGGGGCGCTTTCGGCGGCCAAGGCCTTCGCCGCCGGATATACTGGTCTGGACGTTGAAGCGTCAAACCTGGAGGATATCGCCTACGCGGTGCTGGCCATCGCGGCGGAAATGGTGGACAACCACCAGATCACGGCGCAGTACACAGGGAAAAATCCAACAGCCATGCAGATCCTGGATATGCACAGCACGAACCTGCTGCCCAGTACGGAGGGCAATGTGAATGAAACATGAGCATATTTCCTCACGGCTGACGCAAAAGGTGGAAATTCTGCGGATATCCTGGGATGCATCCGCCGGCGGCTTTGTCTGGACAGAAAATGGGCGCTGTTGGGCGGATATAGAGCTGGATGTGAAAAACAACCTGTTTTCCTCCGTCGGCATCGGCGCCCGCGGCGCCACGGTGACTATGCGGCCCCGTCTGGGGCTGGATCTGCACCACGCAGTGCGGTGGAACGGCCAATTCCTGTTTCTGACCTCCATGGTCCTGAGCCCAGATCGTGACCGGCTGGAACTGAAGGCGGCACTGTGTGACCCGGTGACACTGACGGCGAGGCCCCAGGCCCGGACCGGGCGGAACGAGTTGAACCGGCCTGTTGTCTCACAGCAGCCCAGCTTTACCTTTCCCGGGATCCCGACGGAACTGTACCGGCAGAACACCCAGGATGAGATATACAGGGCAGAGACCCTGCGGCGGGTCCTGGTGACGCCCAAGGCTGTGACCCTGCGGCCGGGGGATCTGGTCCAGTCAGGCACCGGGGCGCCCTACACGGTACGGCAGGCCCTGGATCTGGACCAGTGGAAAAATGAGTATGTGATCGAGCGGCAGGAGGACATCTGATGCAGAGCATTGAGATCACCGGTCTGAAAGAGCTGACCGCCGCCCTGAACGCGGCCCCCGGCGTGATCCGGGAGGCCCGGGCCGCCTTCTTTGAGGAGGCGGGCGCTCAGATGCTGACAGACGTTCAAATACGCATTGGCGGTCCCCGGGTATCTGCGGTGCAGGAGTACCAGGTGGGCAGTGGAAAGGGTTATGTGGCCGTCCGGGCCATGGCCAAGACAGATCTGGACGGTTATGCCGCCGGGTATGTGACCAACGCTCTGGAGAACGGCCATGCCATCCGCCGACCGTCTGGGAACGCAAAACAGAAACGCCCATCCCGCGCCAGGGTAGCCTCCGTCCGGGGCAAGCATATGTACCGGGACGTTCGGGAGGACCAGGCCGCCCAGCTGGCGGAGGCCGGGGCAAAGCGCATTGAAGATGCTGTTTTGCAAAGCCTGAAAAAATAAATTTTCTGTTTGGTGCACAAAAACATACAACTATCGGCGTTGGGCAGGTATTACATGAAGCGCGCTTTTCGACCATGTTCTTAGGGGGGATTTGTTGAAAGTATTGGATATTCTGGACGCTGTCAACGCCCGGCTGGTGGAGAAATGGCCTGATCGGACAGTGTATGTGGATGTCTGCCCCGTCGACTTTGCCCGGC